GGAGCGTACCGCACGGTGGTCGGCTGCCCGGCGCGAGTATGATGTGGTCGAGACCGTCAAGACGGATGCCCAGATCGCCGCACTGATCACCTTTTTCGAGGCGCGGCTCGGCATGGCGTACGGCTTCCGATACAAGGATTTCTCGGACTTCACCACGGCATCGGATCATATTGCCGCACCGGATGACGAGGATCAGACATTGGTCGGCGTCACATCCGGCCTGACGGTCGGCGATGGCAGCGAGACGCAATTTCAGTTGCGCAAGGCATACACCTCCGGCGCGGTGACTCGATACCGGAACCTGACAAAGCCGGTGGCCGACACGACGGTGATTGCACTCGACACGGTTGGGCAGGGCTCGGGCTGGTCCGTGGATACCACGACCGGCATTGTGACATTCACCTCGGCGCCGGGAGTCGGTGTGGCGGTGACCGGCGGCTGCGAGTTCGATGTGCCGGTACGGTTCGACGTGGATAAACTCTCGGTCACGATCGAAGATTACGGCTCCCGAACCATTCAGACCTTGCCGCTGGTCGAGCTGTTCGACGAGACGGCGCTGGCCGACGAGTTTTACTACGGCGACGCATACGATCACGGCACGATGGCGGCAGATGTTTCGATGACCACCAACACCGGACGGGTGCAGACGGTGGCCTGTAACAGCACGTCATATGACATGTACCTGCCGAGCGCCGACGACATCCCTGCCGGCGGTCCTGTGTTCTACGTGTTCAACACCGGATCAGCAGACCTGGAAGTCAAGACGACCGACGAAACCGTGGTCGGCACCATCGGCAACAACGCCGGGCTGGACTTCTTCATTTCCAAAGATTCGGATGGCAGTAAAACCTGGTACGCGAAATGACCGCCGAGGAGACATTCTACGGCTTTGCATACGAGCAAAGCATATCTGCGAATACCGAACTGGTCTTCGGGCTTGGGCGTGTGCAAGTGGTCACGCCTACCGTTGGCAGCCTGGATGTCACATTGCCGGATGCGACTACGCTGCCGCACATCGGCGGTCCAATTTTCGTTGTCGTCAATGGTAGCAACCTGTTTTCCTTCTCGGTGAAGGACAACGGCGGAAACGCCATAATGGGCGGCATATCGGTCGGCACTGATGAGGCGGCAACCGTTCACCTGATCGACCAGTCAACAGCCAACGGCACATGGCGTGTGCGGGTCGAGTCGGTCGGCAGCGCCAGCAACCCGCAGTCTGCCGCTTCGAGTTTCATCCCGGGCGGCACCACGGACAATGATAGCTGCTGGGAGTATGACCAGCAGATCGACAAGTGGACGCAGCGAGGCGACATCGGGTTTAACCTGGACAACGCCGCGTCATTTTCAATCGGCAACCTCGGATACGTTTGCGGTAACAGTAACTCACCGCGTGACAAGTGCTACAGCTTTAACCCGCCGAACACCTGGACCGCGAAAAACGATATGTCCATCGACCAGTCGTACCACATGGCGGTCGGGCCGATCTCGGACAAGGGCTACACCTTCGGCGGCACATACGATACAGACGCAACCGAGGAGTTCGACGGCACGAACTGGACCACCAAAACCAACCGGACCAACGGCGGGAAGTACGGTTCCGCCGCCATCGTTAGCGATATTGCGTACGTCATCAACGGCACGACGGTTAATCAAAAGCACGACGCCTTCGATCCGTCCGGGAACTCATGGACCGGCAAGGCAGATCACCCGCTGTATATGCGGGCATTCCCGGCATTCGAGATCAGTGACACCATCATCGCGGTGATGGGAAGCGACGACCTTTCGAGCCTGTACGATGACGTGTTCAGGTATCAGCCGCAGACCGACACCTGGAAAGCGCAGGCGGACTTTCCGTACACCGAGCGATTCAAGCACGCGGGATGGAGCGCATACGACAAGGGGTACATAACCTTCGGGCAGGACACCGGCAAGGACGAGACCTATCAATACACGGTGGATACATGGACCGCAAAAACAGATTTCCCGACAACCGGCAAGACCACGGCAACGAACCACCCGATGCTGGTGACGCGATAGACAACGAAAAACTGGCGGCGCTGTTGAGGGACCATCAGCCATTCCATTCGGAGTTGCAGATGGACTACTTCATAACGGCCAAGTCAGGCGGCACTCCATATGGCATGTACCGGCAGGCATTGCGGGAACTCAACGCCCGGTTTGATGCCCTGGAGAAGTCGTACTTCGATGAGCAGAAGCTCGAAGTCGACATCGACGAATTGAAGGACCGGACCGCGCCGAATCAGCCCTGCTGCGACATCTATCAGGACCGGCGAGACCGGATCGCGCTTGAAGAAAAGACCTGCCAGCTCGAGGAGCTACTCATCAGGCGAGAAGACATCCTGCGGGAGTTCACACGGTTCTATCAGCAGGCGTGCATCCTGAAAGAGCAGGTCGGCGAGTTGACGCCGGCCAGGCGCGCGGAGCTTGACCGTGAATACTGGGCGCATCAGCTCAAGTGCACCGCGGCGGTCGACATCATGACCAGCGGGAATCTGCGGTCGAACACCATCGAAAACCTTGCTGCGCTTCCGCCCGAGTTCAGGGCGCCGATATTTCATGCGCTGCAAACAAATCAGCTTGTCCCGTGGTTCAAGTCATACCAGCCAGTTGTGCCGAAGATCGGCCCGTGCAACGGCACCGGGACCAATGGAGATATTCGGAGGTTGCTGTCGTGCCACTGACGCAGCAGACAAACAGTATCGACATCCTCGATACTCGGACCCACCGCTTTGCGACGCTGTGGGAGATCGAGCGCACCGACCTGGTGGTGTTCCGGTTCACGGACCACAACCGGGAGATCCTGTACGGCGGGCAGACGTATGCGCCGGTCGGCGGGTTCGACGCATCGGCACAGCGGAAAGAATCGGCATTGAAGGAAAGCAACGTCGAGCTGCGAGGCATCATATCCGACGACGCGATAACACACAACGACCTGCGGGCCGGGAGATACCGCGACGCCAAGGTCACGCAGACTCTTGTCGACTGGCGCTTCGGGTGGGCGGTGAAGTTCGCGGAGCATGTCTTCTGGATCACCGACACGACCTTTGACGGCGAGATGTGGACGGCGGAAATATGCGGGCTGGCCCGGCGTATGAAAGCGCGGATCGGCGACATCTATGGACGCACGTGCTGCCACACACTGGGCGATGCCGGATGCGGCGTTGACACCGACGAATACCGCGAGATCAATGTTCCGGTTGCGGCAGTCGACACGCAACGCCGGATATTCCGCACCGGTGACTCGATCATCGGTGGGTATGCCGCCGACTACTTCAACCACGGGCAGGTGATATGGGCGCTCGGCGATAACGTCGGCCTGATTTCCGAGGTCAAGGATTACACGATCGACGCAACGCAGCGAGTCATCGAGTTGTACCTGCCCACGCCGTTTGACATCACGACCGACGATACATTCCACATCATACCGGGATGTGACCGGCTGAAGGCAACGTGCATTGACACCTTCGATAATCTGGACAACTTCATGGGATTCCTGGAGGTGGCGGGCACGGACAAGATGTTGCAGAAACCATGATAGCACAGCAAATAGTCGAGGCGGCGAGAGCGTACATCGGAACGCCGTTCCATCATCAGGCGCGGAAAAAGGGCGTCGGGATTGACTGCGTGGGCCTGCTGGAATGTGTCGGCAGGGATGTTGGGTTGCCGACATTCGGCCCGAAGAACTATGGGCGGCGCGGAAACACGCTGGAGTTTGTCGAGGGCTGTCTCCAGGCGACAGGGTTCATCAAGCGGGAATCGCTCGACTTCGAGCCAGGCGACGTGCTGGTCATGGCGATGCCGATGCGGTTCGTTCATGTGGCAATCGCCACCGATACCGGCATGGTTCACGCATGGAATGGCGCGGGAAGTACACGACGAAAAATGCGCGGCAGGGTGGTCGAGCATCACATCGCCGACCGATGGCGGCGCGTGCTCGTCAGCGTATGGAAATATCCGGGGGCATAGATGGCAACGCTGGCATTTGGACTGGTAGGCCAGAGCATTAGCCCGGCAATGGGCTTTCTGGGCGGAATGCTCGGGAGCTATCTCGACTCCCGGTTCGTTATGCCGTCGCTGTTCCCGGCTGATGACCAGGAGGGACCGCGCCTTGATGACCTGTCCGTGCAGCTTGCCTCCGAGGGATCACCCGTCAATTACTGCTTCGGTCCCGAGAATCGCATCGCGGGCACAGTTATTTTCTGTTCCGACATCATCGAGGTTGAGGATGAGGAGGACGTCGGCGGCTGCGGTGGCGGTGAAACCTACTCCACCTTTTCGTACTACGCCGACCTTGCCATCGGCATTTGCGGCAACGAAATATCCAGCGTCGAGCAGATATGGGCGGACGGCACGAAGCTGTACGATGCCGATATCGACGTGTCATATACCTCGACCACATTCAGCGCCGAGTTGATCACCGAGAAGTGGTGGGACAACCAAGCCGAGCAGTGGTTTTATGGCTATCAACTGAAGATAGCCACCACCGACGACACGATCGACATGACGGCGTTTCAATCCGGATATGACGTGGTGGTGTCCGGTTTCACCGGCGACACGGACAACAACGGCACATGGCCTTGTTTGCGTAGCGAATCCGACGCGGTGTACCTGCGGGTGGACTCGACCTGTGGCGACGATGCCGCCGGCGAAAGTGTCACGTTGACGCAGGATCTCCCGGAGTATGACGAATCGCAGGTATCGGATTTTACCTTCTATACCGGCTCGTCAACGCAAGATCCCGACACGCTGCTTATCACGTACATTGACGACACGCCGTCATGGCGGGGGCTGGCGTATGTGGTGATCGAGCGGCTTTGCCTGAATGACTTCGGGAACCGCATTCCGAATTTCACGTTCCAGGTCAAGCAGGCCGCGACAAAGACGGTTGCCAGCACCATCGGCGACATCTGCGAATTGAGCGGGTTGACGTCCGACGACTACGACACGTCGAGCGTCGATGCGGCGAATGTGCGCGGCTACAACATACGCGGCACCTCCTCGACCACGCAGGCGCTCCAGCCGCTCATGCTTGTGTACGACATCATTGCGCAGGAACGGGACGGGAAAATCTATTTCTTGAACCGGGCCAACGCCGAGGACTTCGACGTCGACTCTGACAACCTTGCAGCGCACACCTTTGGCAGCGACGCGCCACGGTCGATCACCGTCACCGATGAGGCGGGATACGACCTGCCGTCCGAAGTCAACGTGCAATACTTCGATCC